GGCAGGGGAGGCGGGTTTGGTGGAAATCAGGCAATCTCAGGGGAGACCAGAGGGAAACCAGCGGACCTACCAGAGGGACAACCAGAGATACAGACCTAGGCTGGAAGAATGAAATCCTAGGAAATAATGCTCGACTATTGCAACTGGCGATGGTATAATGGGAACATAATCAAAGCTCAGGGACCAACCTGATTGTAAGCGCAGCGCTACTGCCAATACTCTACCCAAGGAAAGCCAACATGCCCAATCCCGATCCATTTGATACAAGCAAATATCCCCACGGAAAGGTTGCAGGTGCAAATAAGTTTGGACTTAAATCCTGCCCGACCTGTGGAAAGCCCGCGACTCATCCAACAAAGGAAGAATATCCTTGGGCGAACGCCCAAATCCCTGCGGATGGATTCTTTATGTTCAGAGATGAACTAAGTGCAAGGGAATATTATATCTCTGGCATGTGTCAGGCTTGTCAGGATGGAGTATTTGGCGATGAATGATCGTATCCCCGGAACAACCTACGACAACCCGATATGGTATCGGGATAAGTGGAGGATATATGCGAGTTGGTCCAATTTCGTGAATTATGAATATGTCCATGATGATTATGATGGTGCTGAGGATAGCCACGACAATCGCTGCGGATATGGCGAGAGTATCGAAGCCTGCAAGGCAGAGATAGATGAGAGGTTCTATGAATAGGCGCCAATTCCTATCCTCAGTCGCCAGTGTCGGTGTAAGCGCAGCGCTACTCCCGAAGAAATGGCTGGGAATAGACCTTGCAAAGCCGAGAACGGATAAGACTATACTTACATTAGCTGAGTATAGCAAAACTATCCGGCCACCATCTCAGACAATGATAGATATGTTTGTTAAGACCAATGAGCTATTGGGTCATATTGAGTGGACCAATCTGCCGGGCCTTGACAGCCGCCGCGAGCCGTGGCACGATCCGAATGCTGGCGACGTGCCAGTTCAGGAATAAAGCCATGAAAATACACAAATCCATCACCACCGATCGTATCACAGACGCGATCGAACGCAGCTATTCTTCCCTCGACAATCCCGGCTTCTGCATAGCTTGTGGAGAGGATGCAGAAGGCTGCGAACCAGACGCCCGCAAATATGAGTGCGAAGTCTGCGGAGAGAACGCAGTTTATGGGGCAGAAGAACTTCTGCTTATGGTGGTGTAATGTGGACCCAACCAGTCGCCCACATCTCCGCCTATTACTCCGAACAGGCCCGTATTCATTGGGCCTATATCCCACTCCGCCGTATCATCATGATGCAGCGGAATCTGTATCAGGCGATGTGTCGTTCAGTGTAAGCGCAGCGCTACAAGCAAGGACAAAGCCAATGCAAAAGCTTGAGTTCATCAAAAACCCAAACGGCCCCAATCACATGCTTGAATGTGATGGGTTCGTAGTCTCATACAACGATGGATCAGACCTTAATCCACTTGGGCCTGAACCAAGTGAAGGTGAGACAGCACTCATTCCCGGCAGACCACGACTTGGCGGGAAATACTACGTCCTTAATGGCGATTGGCGCGAAGCCTACAAAGAACTCGCGCCATATGGTTATGATGCTTGTAAAGCGTTCTTCGATAGCAAGCGTGAACTCTTCGGCTCTTTCTGGAGTGATTGACATGTCCTTTCGCAAAATTGGAGGCATCTACTGGCTCAGCCTCGGCCGACTTCGCATTTCCTTCTGCGTCAAGCGGAAGACCCGGATCACAGTCGCGGAGTATCTGGCAATCAGCAATAGTATGGAGGCGCAGTCGTGAAACGTACACATGAAGAACGCATAACCTACGGGCTATGCGGAACAAACTATGCCTTCCTTGCCCTATTCTGGGATAAGCGTGACTCGCTGCATGAAATCATTTGGCGAGTCCCAAACACAATCGTCTGGTGCTAATACATTGGAGCCATCGCCATGAATGAATCCATCTACCACGTCTACGCCAACTACTGCGGAGAACGCCGGCTCCTATTCGCAGGCTACGCCAGCCGCGTAGCTAAAAAGCTCCACGCCGGCAATCGCAAGGATTTGGCTGGACTGAAAACCGCAGCCAATATCTATCCTTTCGACTGCGCCAGAGACCGCTTTGGCAACGCCATGCCCTACACTCTCTGGTCAGGGCCAGTCACCATTGCAGAGTTCATCCCCACGACCGAAGTGGTCGAATATGAAGGAGAAGCAGCATGAAAGCCCACCATTACAACGACACCCATGCCCAAGCTCTGGCCTATGCCGAAGCTGATCGCTCCGATCCCTTCACCTATTCCCGGATCATGTCGCACGTCGCCAATGGCGTTTGCGATGACAAGGATCGTGGCGAGGATGCCCGCTATAAGGCAGAGCGCGTAGTTGGCGCCAATGGCCGAGTTCACTTCACCAATATGCAGAGGCCCTAATCATGTTCATGCACAGCCCCAACAGACGAGCCCTATTCCTGATGGCATCCATGATTTCAGGAGCCACTATCGTTCCTATGGTTGGCGATCCTCAACCACACTATCGCCGACCAATACGAACTCATAAGCTCACTCCAATCCCCAAGCTTCATGGCGAACGCGAATGTTCTCGTCGTCGTAGGCAAATTGCTAACGGCCAACTCACAAAGGCCAACGGTCTAGCCTAAACCCTTCTTCCTCCGGGGAGTGGCGTCCCCGGATATAGAATGGTTAGAGGAGAGAAGCTATGACTAATATCCAAACTGCATATGCAATCCTTAATAAGATCGCTGGGCGCTCATCAGAAGCGGCAGCTTATAAATCATGGAGCCACGAATTTGCCCGCCAAGAAATTACAATAGCATGGGAAAATACCGAAGGTACATTCAACAAATCTCAGCCAAGGATAAGCCTCAAGAATTTAATGAAAGCTGGGCACAAGACCTTATTCAATCTCGGCTTCCGTAAATGGGATGAATCTGGGCTTTATCTCATTCCTTTATGGATAATCAACTATCTTCAGCCCACAAAGGTTTTATGTATAAATGGAAAAGAATATGATCTTTCTGAGGTCGATAACGATGTAAGAGCAGGCTGTATCGCTTATGGTCTAGTGAAGCATCAGGTCAAAACCAAGAAAATCGTCGGCCCGAAAAATCGGGCTTGACACCGCCGCCGCCGCCTGCTATAATGCTCAGCACGATGGGAGAAAAGCCAATCCCCTTGAGATTACCAGATAATAGAGAGTGGTGCGATCCTCTCTATTTGCAGGCAATCCCGCCTGACCCGGATTTCCAACATAGACTGACGATGGATAGGATGCCTGAGCATCCCGTGACCCTAGCAAACGATCAGTAGCTTGGCAATCCAAAACCCTAGATGGAGCAATCATGGCATCCATGAATATCAAAGTCACGAAAGCTGGTAAGAGTCTGGAAGTCGATCTACAGGAACTCCCCGACGAAGCTTACCAGTTCGTGCTCCAGAAGGGCCTTGAAGCCCTTCTCAATGCTCGCATGTCCAAAGTCCTCACCAAGGACCTTGAGGGAGAAAAGCTGGCCGAAGCGCAGGCTGCCGCCCTCAAGATCGCCGAGGAGAACTTGTCCAACCTCAAGGCTGGCAAGATCACCAAGGCCCGTGGTGGTGCCAAGGACGCCAACGGCAACAAGGTTGCGGCCAATGTCATGACCGAAGCCCGCCGTCTGGCGAAGGAAGTGGTGAAGAACGAAATCCGTGCGGCTGGCATGAAGATCAGCCACATCGAGGCTTCGGTCATCACCAAGGCTGCGAACGAACTGATCGCCGCCGATCCTTCCTTCATCGAGAACGCCAAGGCCAACATCGAGGCGCGCTCCGCCGTCAAGTCCGCGATCAACATCGCCGATCTTGTCCACGAGTCGCCGAAGTTGGTGGCAAAGGCCGAAGCGGCCAAGGCCGAACGCAAGACTCAGCTTTCTGCGAAGCAGGCCGGTAAGGCTGCGCCTCGCAAGAAGAAGAAGGCCCCGGAAGCGGAGACGGCGGCCCACTAATCTGGTTTGGGCAGGGGAACGAAGAAGCCACGGCTGATCTTCCCCAAGACCCTAGTTTGAGCAATGACGAGGATGGTCAGGATCGGTGCGACGAGCAATGACCCATAACGTCAGGATCAGCTAGCCAAACTCTCGGGATAGGACCAAGGCCCTATCCTTTGCATCCTAGATCGTGGTAGAGCGCAGAGCGCGCCAAAGACCACTATAAATGGAGAAAGCCAAATGTCTGACATGACTCAATCCTTTATTGAAATGGTTGAAGCCTTCAAGGCCAAGCCGGAACTCGAAGCCCGCATCAAGGAACTGTCCGAAGACAATTCTATGTGCTACAGCACCATTGAACAGCTTCGGTATACCCTTTGTGATCGAGACGCTACCATCGCCGATCTTCGTACCAAGCTCTCGGAGGTTACGAAGGAGCGCGACGACGCATCCTTTCGCAATCTCGAACTTGACGAGAAGCTTGCAGGAATTGAGAAGCTTCTCGGGGTGGCTGAGCGATTGGAGCAGGCGCGCCGGGATGAGCATAAGGCGACTGTTGACGCCATGACGCCGAAGCCGGAGCTGGTTGATTTGTCTAAGGCCCCGATTCCCAATGATCCTTGGTATGATCCTAGCAAGGATTTCTCTGGCCCCATTGACCCGATTGTTATAGAGCCGCAGGGTCAGAGTGATCTAAACCCTACGGTTTCTCTTTCGGAGACCGCAACCGATACTACGACCTCAAAGGATGGAGCCGTGATCCTGACTCCATCTGAGCCTAAGATCAATCCCTACACTGGCTTCCCCATCCACTACCCGGATGGTGAATACAAGGGCCAGCCCTACTACGATAAGCCCTCGTGGGTTTCTTGGGCGGCATGGGTCGATGCCGGTGGCGAAGCTGAGCCCTACATGAAGAACTTCGGTTAACATAAACCTTGGGGGTGGTGCGATCGCCCCCAATCTTATGTTAATGGAGGCTCAGATGAAAAATATCGAAGTAATCAAGCATCTATGCGAGATGCATTCCAAAGAAACTCTCCTATCCGCCGCGATCATCGCCGGATCAATGGAAGTTCATCTCGCTACAGGTCTTCCATCCAACCTTAAAATCGCCGCCCAAATTCAAAGTAGAATCTTCAAGCGCATTGAAGTTGTACTTGATTCACATGGTTTAGCCCTCGCTGACATTCACAAGAAAGCCTAACCCATGCCCGCCACATTCGCCCCGTCCGCAGCGCCCGCCAACGCTCTCCTAATCTGGACCGATGGCCGATCCATTTTCGTGGAACTCCCAACTCGCGAGAATCTCCCGCCCTGCATCATCACCTATCGCCTGTCCGAAGGTGGGCTCTCCAAGGCCCTATCCTTACTCGGCAAACACGCGGACGTTGCCGGAACCCCGACACTCTCCGTCCCTGCCCGTCGCCAGAAGGATTACGTTGGAACCGTGGCGCAACATGCGCTGGCCGAATCCATCCTGCGGAAGAAGGGGGTTATCAAATGACCGAATCCAACCTTCCTTCCCTCATCGCCCATGCCAATTCTCTTGGCTATCGCATCGGCAACGCTGCGCAATCCTCTCGCGGTTGGGAGCTAACTCTATGGTCCGGCCAAGTCGGATATTCCGACTACATCTGCACCCATGACCTTTCTCTTTCGCGCGCGATTGAACTAGCAATCGACGCTTTTGCCAATGGCCTTGGCAAATCCCTTGACGCAAACCTGCCAAAAGTTTCATCTTTCGAGCTAAACTCTATCCTCGCAAACCTGCGACCGAAAGTAAAAATAGAAAGGCGTTTCTAATGGCCGAGTTCATCCACCCTAATGAACTAGTAAACCTGCTTCGGCAAATCCGCAAAGACGCCGGTGTAACCCAAGAGGGCCTCGCCTCGGTCGCAGGATTCAGTCTGAACCAAATTTACAATTGGGAAAATGCCATCGCCAGTCCAACCCTTGACAACGCAATCCGTTGGGCCGCTGCTCTTGGCTACGAGTTCGACCTGCATCTAAAGGAACCTGCGAATGTCTAAGTATAGTACGATTGGGGGCCAAGTCACTCGCGGAGAAGCCTTCTCCAAACTCCTCCACCACCTAAACGAAGCCGCCGATCAGGCAGCAGTTCTCTCCCACCTTCACAACACCGAAACCTCCAAGATGGAAGAACTCACGGCCAAAGGCTGGCTGGCGGTGCATGAGATGCTGCTGCTGGTTCGAAACCAAATCACCAAGCTAGCGGCAAATAAGTTTCAATAGGAGAAAGCCAATGGTCGACGCGAAGACGATAGAGGAATTGCGGGCGCTGGCGACTGTTGTCTACCGCATGGAAGGGGAACTGGCGGAGGCAAGGGAAGATGTCCGTTCGCTGTGCCGCTTCATCCTGAATGAGTGGGGGCCTGACGGCGCACTGAAGGCGGCCACGTTCGCGCTTGAACAGCGCCAATCAGCGAAAGGAGGTGATGCCAATGCAGCCCCAGATCGGGACACCAATTCCAAGTCTGCTACCAGCCCCGGCGTAACAGCCGGGGCGAGCGCAGGATGGCAATCTATCGAGACTGCGCCGAGGGATGGGACGCGGTTCCTTACATGGGATTCATATTATGGAGTTCGCATGGGACGAGCGTTCATGCGCGCCGATCATGATGATTGGCTTTCGTATGTCGATAGCAATGGATCGTCACGTAAAGGCGGCATACGCGCGTCTCATTGGATGCCCCTCCCCGCCGCTCCCGTGGATGGAGGCGAGGATGCGTGATATTCAGAAACTCACCACTGCGGCACAGCAGCATATCCTTGAGCGCCTCAATCAACGGGACCGCGCCACCGCCTCCCAATCCGAAATTGATGCGCTTCGGGAGAGAATAGGGGTGTTGGAGAAGGCGTTGGAGCCGTTTGCCGAAGCCGCGACAAAAGGCGAAATCGGGGGCTATCCGCCGAATTATTTCGTGGGTGCAACCGAATTTGAGAACGCCCGCCGCGCCCGCTCCGCCTTGGAGGGCCGCGACAATGGGTGAGGGGAAGCAGACGTGGCGCTGGCAGAGCCCAATCAATAAATCCCATCCCCAATCAACTTTCCCTTTGACTTCCCCAACCCAATCTAGTATAATCAGGGACAATCAGAGGAACAACCAATGGGCACCCTAGTCATCCTCTCACCCGAAGACCCAGACTCCCCCTTCGGCGATCTATCTATGTTCGACGCCTGTGTCGATCCCCAGTATAACGGAGTATTCCCCGACGATCCCGGTTTGGGAATTGTTTCAGAAAGGAAAGCCAATGTCAGAGTTCCCGCCGACCCCAGAGCAACAGACAATCCTCGACGCGGTCAAGACCACAAAACAGAATTTAATGATTAGGGCTCGAGCCGGTTGCGGTAAAACCACAATGCTCGAACTTATCGACCACGCCGAGAAGGCCCAACCCTATCTCCTCATGTGCTTCAACAAAGCCATCGCCACCGAAGCCGAGAAGCGTATGCGATCCGCAACCACCGTTCGAACCTTCAATTCCCTCGGACACAAAATATGGGCAGCCGCCGTTGACCGTAAACTCTCCCTCAATCAAAAGAAAATCCTTGAAATCTTCCGAGCCATCGCCGACGAAACACCCCGTGGTGAGCGATCTTATCTTTGGTCTATGTATGATTCTGTGCTTGCTGCGACTTCAATCGCTCGCAATATCGGATACATACCCCCGGAACATTTCAAAGCGCCCAAATCCCTTTGTGATTTCCGAGCAGTCGAACGTCTCCTCGACGAAACTCTCCTCCCCGAAGCCGAGGCCCTAATCAACAAAATCCTGACTATCTCCATCCAACAAGCCTACAACGGGGTGATCGACTTCACTGATCAAGTCTATATGCCTGCCCTCTTCGGCGGGACCTACCCCTCATTCCCAGTGGTCCTTGTCGATGAATATCAAGACCTATCTCCTGTCAACCGTGCGATGGTCGGAAGGCTCTGCAAGCATTCTCGACAGATTGGTGTTGGAGACGAAGCACAAGCGATCTATGAGTTTAGAGGGGCTGACGTTCGAGCAATGCCGGATGCTATTGAACAATTTGGGATGTCCACTCTACCTTTATCAACATCCTTTCGTTGTCCTGACGCCATCACGGATAATGTACACTGGCATGTTCCCGACATACGAAGTGCTAAACGAGGCGGTGTTGTTGCCCGCGGGAATATTCAATCTATCGAAGACAACTCCGCAGTCATCTGCCGATACAACGCCCCACTAATCGCCTTGGCGATGGACCTGCTCAGCCAAGGCCACAAAGTGGACGTTGCTGGTGTCGATATTGGCGCTCGTGTCATCCGCCTCCTCACCAAACTCGGCGACGAATCCATGACCCAAGCCCAGACCCTCGACGCCATTGAACATTGGGAAGCTGAACGTGAATCCCTTGACAACAAATCTGCCTCAGATACCGCCGAGTGCATGCGAGTATTCGCTCGTCACGGAAAGTCACTCGGTGGAGCCATTGCTTACGCCAAGCACATCTTCGAAGCCTCCGGCGGAACCATCCACTTCATGTCCGGACACCGCGCCAAGGGCTTGGAATTCCATACTTGCTATCACCTTAACAGTGGAAGCATTAAGCGCGGGGTTGGACAAGAATCTAACATAGCATATGTCGCGGATACTCGTGCGCAAGAGAAGCTGATCTACATCACAACTGAGGATCGCCGACATGGCTAAACAAATATCAGATAAATCTATCATCGGTAGATTCCTAAACTCCGTTTATCAGAGATCTGATGATGAATGTTGGCCTTGGTTAGGTGCAATAAATTCAAATGGATATGGTAATTTTATATGTGATGGTTCCACGCACAAAGCACATAGAATTTCATTTAGGATTTTTAGCGGAGAATTATCTACGGATGATGTAATTTTACATAAGTGTGATAATAGAGCTTGTGTTAATCCAAGACACCTAGTCAAAGGTACACAAGCTGAAAATATTAAAGATATGCTAAATAAAAACAGAGACAATTATAGTCATAAAGGTTCTTCAAATGGAAGATCAAAATTACATGAAGAAGACGTTAAGCAAATAAAACAAATGTTAATCTCACAGAAACTGCAAAGAGATATAGCAGATCAGTTTAATGTAAGTATATCAACTATATCACAGATCAATAGAGGTGTTATATGGAAGCATGTGGAGATTGAAAATGGCGTTGACTGACTCCATCGCCGCCTACGACGATTGCTTCCAAGCATTCGAGCGCGCGGCCAAATCCAAAAAAGGTATCCGCATCCTCTTCGAGGACAAAAAGACCGCCAATTACTTCCGCCTGCGAATGAACTACGCCCGTGTTCTCCAGCGCCGCGAAGCCGTCCGCATGTACGATCGCACCGACCCGCGCTTCGGCAAATCTGAGTTCGACAAGTTTCGACTTAAGATCGTCGAGGCCGCAGAGCAAACCGGCGAATGGTGGGTCTACATCGACCCCTTTGGTATGGAGCGGGAAATTATGGAAGTTGAGGAACTCGAATGAGAGAAGAACTCATCTGCGAAATCCTCGACAAGGCCTTGGAGCAAGAACTGGGGATGGTCGTAACCTGCAACAACCTCCACCAAACAACCCTTAAATTCCATGCTGTAACCAAAGACAACCCAAAGTACGCAGAACTAATGATCTGCGCCGGATCAAAACCTGACATGATGCTTGTTGTGAAACGCACCGTCGAACTCGATGATGCAAGGGAGCCGACTGATGAATGAAATTTATAGGCTTTATAAAGCTGGAAATCCACAGCGTAGAATTGCCAGCGTCTTTAATATCAGTCAAGGTACAGTAAGCAATATAATCCACGGACACAGAGGATACGCAAATGTCCAACGATCTTGATGAATTGATGCGCCGCATCGAAGACATAAACGCCAAACCTGCGATCGACATAACCCCAGCGGATATCGACGATCTTATCAAATATCATCGCTATTCCCGCGCCAGAAAGGCCAAAGGTGAAAAGCCAGCCAAACCCCAATCTGTTGATATATCTCAAGTCATGATGAAGCTGACCAAGCCAAAGACTGAGGTCAAGATTACGAGGAGGTTTTGATGGCAGATCAAGAGCTTAATGAGAATCACCTTACAAAAGGTGATGATAGTCCATTCTTACCGGGAACCTACATACAATACGCATACGATAGCACTACGCTAGGTTTACTTAAGACTTGCCCGAGATTATACCAATACACCATGATCGACGGCTACGTCGCCAAGGGCGAATCCATCCATCTCCGCTTTGGCATCGAATACCACCAAGCCCTGCAAGACTACGATATCGCCCGTGCCGAAGGCATCGACCATGAAGACGCAATTCACTCTTCAATATCCGAGTTGGTTCGAAGGACGCATGATTGGAGTGTCGATGAGACAGTTAAACCGGGAAAGTATAAAAACCGCACGACTCTCGTTTCACTTGTTCTGGATTACCTTGACCATTACGTGGACGATCCTGCCGAAACCTACATCAAGTCCGACGGAAAGCCCGCGGTTGAGTTGAGCTTTCGGTTTGAGCTTGATTGGGGGCCGAATGGTTGGCATCATGGTGATACATACACTAATGCCGATCCCCAACCCTACCTCCTCTGCGGCCACATGGATCGCGTCGTGACCTTCAACGACCAGCTTTTCGTGATGGACCACAAGACCACCGTCACAACTCCGTCCCAATACTACTTCGACCAGTATGAACCCCACAACCAAATGACCCTCTACACCATCGCCGGGCAGGTTGTCCTCAACGCCCCAGTCAAAGGCGTGATCGTCCGCGCCGCCCAAATCCTCCTTGAAAAGGAACATCGCTTTGTCTCTGGCTTCACCCTCCGCACCCCGGATCAACTCGACGAATGGATGGAAGACCTTCGCCTGCATCTCGAGCGCGCCGAAGACTATGCCACCCGTGGATATTGGCCGATGAATGACACCGCCTGCGACAAGTTCGGCGGTTGTAAGTTCCGCGGGGTCTGCTCCAAGTCCCCATCCGTCCGCGAGATTTATCTCAAATCTGACTTCGAACAACTGGTGCTGGAGGAAAGATGGAATCCCCTGAGATCGCGTTGATAGCCTTCATCAATGGTTGGTACATTATCAACCTTAAAGGTGAAGTCTTGCAAGGACCTTATGAATCTCACAATGAAGCTTGCTCTCACGCAGAGATAAGAGCATATCGCCTTAAACAGGGATGGGCTCCATGACTGAATCCCCTTCACAGCCGATAGAATTCCCAAACGCCAGTGCCAGAGCGGGCTTTATGGTTGGCCTTGACCTCTGTACACAGGTTCTTTGGAAATTCGCACTCCGCATAAAAGACGACCAAACCCGAGGCTTCTCCGAACGCAAAGCGATCGTTGAAGTCCTTAATGAAATTCACAAGGAATTTGTGGCAGAAATGGAGAAAGCCAATGGCAACGCAAACAAAAGCCCAAGAATCAATGGAGACTCTCAAGAACGTCAACAAGCATCTAAGTGAGCTATTCAAGCAAATAGCTGCAAAGGACACTGCACTTAGTTCTGTATCAGATGATCTTCGCAGAATTGCTTCTAAAGTCGGCGATCTTCAAATTGAAGCTTGGGATGTGAATCAATACAAAGTTACATCCCTAAAAAGTCATCTCAATAAACTTGCAGACGTCCTTAACGGAGCCAAAAGCTAATGCCCTCCCTCTCAACCCACCAGTCGAACCAATTCACCAAACTCCTCCTCATCGGCGACGCCAAGTCCGGCAAGACCGGTTCGCTCGTCTCCCTCGTAAAAGCCGGATACAAGCTGCGAATCCTTGACTTCGACAACCTACTTGATATACTTAAGTTCAAGGTCATGGAAGAGTGTCCGGACAAGCTCGACAACGTGGAGTTCGTCACAGTCCGCGACAACTATAAAGCCGGAGCCTCTGGGAGCCAAATCGATGGAAAGCCAAAAGCATGGATCAGTGCGATTAAGTTGCTCGATAATTG